TGTTGGGTTTCCGTCGGTGTGTTTAGTAGGTGGCGATGTCGTTAATCAGGGTGACTGTCAACATCGGGTTTGATCCAGTGCGGGCGGCCTGCCAGTCGAAAGTCGCTTGAATGCCGCCAGGCCCGGAGATGGATAACTTGGGTTTGGGCAGATACACCTCGTGGGCGGTGAAGGTGATGCGGCGATCAGCGGCGATTGCGTAGCCAAAGCTGAGTTCGATGGGTAGGCCATCGGTGGCGGCATCGATCAGCGCGGTATCGGCAAAGCGCACTTCCAGATTGCCAGTGAGGCTGGCCACTGTTGGATCGGCTCCATCGATCTTGCCGTCCGAACGGATGGTTTCGATGCGCTCCAGATTGTTCGAGTAAGTCAGTTGGGCCGAGACCACGTTGCCTAGGGGCTGGCCGTCTTTTTCGATGGCACCCTGAAACTGGTTGAAGCGCAGGAGCTCGCGGGTGGCAGGGCTGGGGGCGACAGGGGTGGTGCGACGCAGCTCGCTCTGCGCGACCAGCCCAACAGTGGCATTGGCTGCGCCGGAACGGGCAAACTTGATTTGCAGCGAATTGACCATCACCCCTGATGCGACAAACCACGCCGGAATGTCAGGCAATCCGGTTTCCAGCGTCAGGCTGGGCAGGCTGGCGCCGCCGGAGACGAAGGTGTGCGTGAACACTGGTGCGCTGCCTGCGACCTGTGGCGTGCCCAGCAGCGCTTTGAGCCACAGACCCACATGGCGCACATCGACAGGCACGGCCATATCGCCCTCGACCTTGATCACGTCGCGAATCGGTGCACCGGGGTCGCGCCCCATGCCGATCAGATCGTTGGGGGTCAGCCCTTGTTCGGAGCCCAGCGAGCTGGAAACGAAAGGCAGTTTCCAGTAGTCGTCGATAGCGGGGTCTGGTGCGACACCGTAGGTTTGTTCGAACGCGGCCAATAGACTCGCGTTCGCGCCATAGGCACGAGCCATATGATTTCTCCTTGCTGATGAATGGGTGGAAAACGGGGAGGGATGTGTGTTCGGGCTAGGCCGGATTCAGTCCAATGGGCCGGAGCTGGTGTAGTGCAGCAGCACCTTCACCTCGCAAGCACGGATTGCGGCTGCGCCTTCCGGGGCGATATCTTCAAATTTCGGCGCTTGGACTTCGGCGTATTCGACCGCACCGCCCAAGCTTGGATTGACTTTGATCAACACGCCCAACTGGGCGAGCAGCGCGTCCATTTGCCGATCTCGCTCCGCCGCCGTCGGCGCGGCCACGAAGAGTTCGATACGCGCCTCATGCTCCCAGCTGTAGGTCAGTGGCGAGAGCAGAACCTCCGGCTCGCCCATCTCGCCATCACGCAGAATCAGCAGGCCGTCAGCGGGAACCCGTTCGGGTAGCGGATCGTTGCGTTTGAAGGTGATGGGCAGGGTCGAGAGTCGTTCGCTCAATGCCTGCAGAACGTATTCGCGTCGGGTGGTTGTCATGGGCGGCGTCGTAAAGGTTAAGGTCAGGGTCGGGGCAGTGTCAGAATCAGTCCGCCTGTGGCGCGTCATCTGGCCAGGCTTGCATGACCAGGGTAGGCAAGCGATTTACCCAGTGCTGCCCGGCCTGTGCCACATTGAGTTTCTTTTTGAGGGTGACTTGCGGCACCAGCAGAAACATCGGTACCGATGCCAGTCCCCGGCCGGAACGCAATGCGGCATCACTGCCCCGCGCAAAGCCGCCCCGTTTGCCTTGGCGGGCGCGCTGGTCGTCTGCCACCAGCAGTGACGGGCGGCCACGCCGATAAACAAAGCGCAGACGCTGCCCGCGCATGCGCTCCCATTCGCCCGGCGTAAGTTGCTTTGCGCGCCGCCCCTTTCCTGCCGCTGGCAGTGGAATCGCCAGCCAGAATCCGTCTTTCGAGCGAATGGTGACGCCCCGGTCGTGAGCCGAGACGATGGTCGGGGCACGCGAAAAAACCAACCCCGCTGCCGAAATGCTCAGCTGGCCTTTGGGGTAGACCTCGCCGCGCCAGGTGTTGGCCAGACGTTGTCCCATACCGGCGTCGGTTATTTGTGCGCGCAACTCCGACTTCAAGCCATCCGTGGCTTGCCGGATGCCAGTGGTCACGGCACGTTCCGCCGCCTTGAGTTCGTCGGCCATGATCTTGTCCAGATCGCCCGACAGGGCTGCGAGCAGTCTCATCACAACGGCCTCATCACGCCGGTTTCATTCGCAATAAGCCTGCACGGTCCAAAGCAGCCCGTCGCGGTCCCGCAGGGGAGCCCCTTGAATACGGTACGCCAGCCCGGCAACCAGGAGTGTGTCGCCCTCGCCGGGGTTGGCGACTTCGGCCACGCGCAGATCGAAGCGGACTGCGGCCGTCACCAGCCGGGTGTCGCCGAATGACCCGACGACATCGGATTGGCGGGAAATCACTCGGACTGGCCGCTCGATGCCCGAGGCATCGGTATAGACAGCGCGCTGGCCGAGTCGGGCGAACAAACGTTCAACCGCTCGTGAGAATGGATCCGGCACGTATTTACCCGGGGCGGCTCATCAGGACAGCGTCAGCTTTACCAACACGCCGGGCCGGTGGCACATCGGCAGCGGGTTGCTTTGGGTGTGCAGATCAGTGCCCCGCTCAAATTTGCGCGGCTCCTGCTTGGCGTAGATGGGCTGCCCCAATGTGTTGACCGTTTCGTTGAAGTCTGCCGGTGCAAAGTAGGTGGCAAAGGTGTCCACCGTCCCCACCGGGAAGGCGTGGGCTTCACCAGCGGCAATAAAGCGGCGGCTCGCACCGCTGCCGTCTGTCGCTTGCCCTCGATATTCCTCGAAGGTGATGCCGCCGAAGGTGAATCCGGCCCGCACGTCGTCGCGTAGCATCGCCCCTTGCTGGAAGTTCTCGTAGGCTTTCTCGACCTTGGGATGGCCGGTGAGCTTTTCGAAGAACTCCGGCGAGCACAGGCAGCGCACGCTGGTCATGAATTCACCGCGCAGGTTGTCTTCGATGTGGGCGAGCACGTCGATGCATTTCTGGCGCACGTTGGTGCCGTCGGTCGCCAGCGCGAAGTTGGTCGATTTCGGCGTAATGTCGAACTCGTCAAAGAGGTCGTAAAGCACGCTGCCATCGGCATCCAGAATCACGCCCTTCAAAGCACCGATGCGCAAATGCTCGAGGGTGATGCCATGCTTGTTGCGCATGGTCTCAAGGTGGCTGGCAAGCACGCTGGCGATGGTTTCGATTTCTGACTCCGACCCGAAAGCGCGGATACCCTGGACTTCTTCGGGTAGCACCACATCGTCGTGCGGGATGTGGGGCACGATGAAGGAACGCATCTTGCGCTTTCCGCGCGACCCCACCGTGCCGGGCGTACCGGGTGGCAGGGTCGGCAACAGATTGAGCACGCCGTTGCGTTCCTCAACCAGGATCTGGCGGAAACGAACCGGTTTGGCCGGAAACAGGTTGAGCGACTCCAGACGGCCATAACGGTTGGGCAGCAGATTAATGGCTGCCGTGAGGTTTGCCATCGTAAAGGCGGGGGATTGAAATGGGTTTTGCATGATCAGGCTCCTGGGTTAAACACCAACTCGAACGAGGATGCCCAACGCCTTAAGCTGGGCGATGGCAATGACTTTTTGTGCCGGCGTGATGCTGGCAGGCCAGACCAGCACGTGGTCGGCGACGATGGCGTGGCGGGCAATATTGATTCCATCAGCGCGGTCGGCGGCAGCGGCATCCACATCGACGATCAGTACACCTACAGCCATTTCTGAACCGTCGGTGGCGACGGGGTCAAGTTGCACGACTTTGGCCGTTGCGGTTTCGATACCAACAACAGTAGCCAGCGCCAGCGTCTGGCCGGCAGCGACGGTGACGGTGTCGCGGGAATAGAGATTGGGCGCCTCGTACTTGAGGAGGTCGCCCAGATTGATTGATTCGGTGATGGCAGGCATGGCTTATTCCTTTCCGGTAATTTTTTTGACCGCTGCCAACAGGGGATTGGCTGCGGCGATGGTTTGGCGATTGGCTGCGCTGTCCGGGGCGATGGTCGAGGTGATCTCGACGCTGTTCGCGCGGGCAGCAAGCAGGGCTCGGCGCACCTGAGATTCGCTGGCGCCATCGGCAAGAAAAGCCGCTGTGCGTTCCGGATGGCCGGAAAGTTGGCACAACTCGGCGATGGCCACTGCGTCCGCACGGGTGGCCGCGATACTGGCTACAACGGCCAATTGCACAGCATCTTCTTGTGCCGCCGTATCGTGTTGTTCTTTATCCGGCATGGTCTCGTCTGAGAGCGGCGGAAGTTCATGGGTTTGTTGCATAGCGCTGGACTCCTTAAAAAAGTGGGTTGGGGGGTGTGACTGAGCTTGTACAGACAGGGATTGCGTTCTCGGCAGGGCTGATCCTGCAAACCGGAGCGTGTTGATTCCTCCACGGGGTGCCAGGAAAGTGGCGAACTCTGCGAGTACGCTATCGAAACTGCCCTGTGCATCAGCGAGCCCGGAGGCGATGGCTTGCGAGCCGAAATACAGACCGGCTTCGGTGGCGCGGACGGCATTTGCGTTGATGCCGCGCATTTGAGCCACGTGGTCGACAAATAGGCCGTAGAGGCGATCTACTTCAGCCTGTAGTCGGGCATGGGCTTCGCTGGTGAGCATCTCGTGCGGCGAGAAGTCGTTTTTTTGCGCGCCGGCAGTGATGGCGGTGTAGCGGTAGCCTTCCTGCGCATCACGTACCGTCTGATCGACGTGCATGGCAATCACACCAATCGAGCCCACGCCACCGGTGCGCGTGACAGTGATTCGTGAGGCGGCACAGGCGATGGCGTAAGCTGCGGAGAAGGCAGAATCCGACGCAATGGCCCAGACGGGCTTGATCGCATCGGCGGCACGAATGCGTTCGCCTAACTCAAAAACGCCGCCCGCCTCGCCGCCAGGCGAATCGATGTCAAGCAAGATGCCGGTAACGCTCGGGTCGGTCAGCGCAACATCGAGCATGGTGGCAATGTCCCCGTAAGACATAAGACCAGAGGCGGCGTCCAGCCCCAGCGAGCGTCGCACCAGCGTGCCGTGAACCGGGATGACGGCTATACCTGTCCCAAGTAAATTTGACGGACCAAGCGCTGCTTGCGGCTGCGTGCGTGGTGATGGCAGCGCGGAGAAGTCAGGCTTTAGCTCGGGCCAGCCAATGCGCTCTCCCAGCACGGCCAGAATGATGTCCAGCTTGGAACGGGCAACGAGAAGCGGCGTCCCGTACAACCGAGAGGCGAGATGAGGTAACAACATATCAAGGGTTCTCCGCAGCGGGTGGCGCTGCCGTTGGCGTGAGGGGCGTCCCAGCGATCGGCACCTTGTCGTGGCGCGGATCGCTGTCGAGCACGAGGCCCAATGCATCTGCACGGGCGTTGTCGGCGGCAATCTCCCGATCCACATCCTCGGCGTCATAGCCGTTGGCCGAGATTGCTTCCGAGCGGGATAGCAATCCTGCCCGGATGGCGGTGAGCATGGCGTCGAACTCTTTCTTTGGGTCGACCCACTGCCAGCCCTGGGGAATCCACTTGCAGGCCAGATACTGGCGACGCTTTTGTGCGCCACCCCGGATAAACCCCGGCAACACCAATGCGCCTTCGAGAACTGCCTGCTCCATCCAGGCACGCCAGATCGGTCGGCACAGTTGGTGGACGATCACGCCATGCTGAAGCGACTCCACCCGGCGTCGGAATTCCAGCAAGCCAGCGCGAATCGAAGAGTAGTTGACCTGCGTCAGATCGCCGGTCAGTTGTTCGTAGGTGACGCCCATGGCCGCTGCCACCGCGCGAAACTGCATGCGAAGGAATTCCGAATAGGATCCACCGACGTCAGCTGGTTGCGAGAACTTGATGTCTTCACCAGGTTCCAGAATCTGCATCGTTCCGGGCTCAAGGCCAGCCAGCGCCACACCATTGAGATCCGCTGCCCCTTCGCCCATCAAGTTATCTTCGGGGGCAAGACGCGTGATGAAACCGGCAAACATGGCGGCGGTCTTTTTGCGCACCAGTTCGGCATCGTCGTACTGGTCGAGTTCGTTCAACTTCACCAGGGCGCGTGCCAGCCACGGCTCGCCTCGAATCTGGCCGGGGCGCAGAGGACGGAACAGGTGGATGATCTCGCTGGCATCCACACGCACGATGTCCAGGTTGCTGCCAGACGACATGGCGCCCATGGTGACAGATGAGGCGCCGTCTTCTGGATGGCTGCGATACAGGTGGTAAGCCACCCGTCTGCCCAGTCGGTCAAATTCGATGCCGGCGCGAATCTGGTTGCCGTTATCGGCGAGAGTGTTCATCGTCACCGGCAGATGCTCGGGCTCCAGCACCTGCAACTGCATGGCGACCGGCAAGTCATCTTCCGGGCGACGGTAGCGGATGCGCACCAAAGCCTCACCGCCTTCGAGCATGGCGCGGCAGGCCAGCGCCTGGAGACCGTAAAAGTCGGTCAGTCCTGCGGCATCCGCCGTTTCCGTCCAGTCGCGCCAGAGCGCTTGGATGCGCTCGCGCAGCGCGGGATCGATGACCATGGATTGCGGCTTGATGCCGGTACCGATGGCGTTGGCGGCATAAGATTCCAGGGCGGCATTGGCCCATGCATTACGCCGCACCAGATCGCGGCTCTTGGCGCGCAGCTCGTTCTGGGTGGTGAGCAGCGCTGCAATGGCACCGGGGTTGCCGACCGACCACGCGATGGCACGTCGCCCCGCTCCGATGCCATCGTAAATAGGCGAGCTACCAGATGAGCTTCCAAGCAATCGGCGCTGGATAGTTTTTAACCAGCCCATTACAGACCCTTCGCCGTATTCACGCGGATCTGGCGTGACTTGGGATTGCCGTCTTGCTGAGCCAACGCCGATTCGACTTCAGCGAGTGCGGCTTTGAGATCAGACACCGAGCGGTACTCGATGCTTTTGCCGTCATAGCTGACGCGGTGCTCGCCACTGGCCAATGCTTCGCGCAGGGCTTGGGCGTGTTCTTCTGTATAAGTAGTCATCAAGTCATCCAGCGGCTGCGCACGACTCTGCGTGCAGGTTTTTCGGTTGTAGAAGCCTTGATGCCGCCGCCGAATTTGAGTCGGTAAGCGGTCTCGGCTGTTTCGTTGGTATGGGTTGTCGGTATGTCTGGCGGGGCTGATGTCGGCCTGCCGCCCAGTTGTTTTTCTAATTCGCGCCAATGCCGTTCTTCGAAGCGATCAAGTCCGGCAGCCGCTGCCGCCGCTCTGGCGTACACATAGCAGTCCAGCGCCTCATTCCTCTCACGCATCTTTTGCCACTCGCGCTGGGCAAAACCATTACGGTCGCGCCGCGTGATCAACTGCTCTGCGCAGAGTTGCTGCAAAAATTCGCTATCGACCTTGGGCAAATGCACAAAGCCGGTCGGATACGAAGGCGTGGTGCCGTCGCTTTCGACATCGGATCCCTTGCGCAGGTTGTTGTACAACTCCAGCTTGGCAATCGAGCCCACCACGGTGAACACCTTCACGCCTCGGCGCAGGCGTTTGCCATTGACCGTGGCATCCACCGCTGTCGGTGTACCCACCAGCGCAGCACCCCGGGCCACGCCCTTGATGGCCATCAGCCTGGGGTCGCGGCAGGATCGCACAAAGGCATAAGCCTCCTGGGTGGCGTAGCCCGTATCCAGGGCAAGTCGCACCAAAGGTACCAGTGCGCCAGATGCGTGCGTCCAGGACTCACCCAGCAGACTGGCTAGAGCAGTCCAAACGTCGGCGCGTGCCGTGTCGCCCATGATCACCCTGTGCTCCACCAACCAGGATTCCTTGCCGCGCCCAAACGCCCAGATGGAAACTTCGATGCGATCTTTCTGCACGTCAGCACCGCCCACCAGCAGCATTGCACCCATGGGAATAGTGCCAACGGCGAAATCTTCCCGGCGCTCCAGCAATCGCTGCCAGTCCGGTGCCTCGCCTTCTTCGACCCAGGTTTCACCCAATTCGGTGTTCTTGAAAGTCTTGATGGCCCCGGTGGAGCCCGTCTCTTTGCTAATCGCACTTTCCCACGCAGCAGCGATCTCTTTCCAACTGCGCCAACCGACCGGGCTGTACAGGCTTGACAGATGGAATCCCACGGTTTTGCCCGTGTTCTGCGGCGCTGTCGCCTGCCACCGGCCGTTTTCTAGCATCCAGCTTTTATGGTGCTCAGGGATGGGCTGCTCACAGGATTCACAGACATAGGCTGCCGTCTCAGGTTTCGAGCCCTGTGGCCCACGCTGCCAGCGTAACTGCTCGAACCGCAGCCACTGGCGGTGGTTGCAATGCGGACACGGTACGAAGTAACGACGCTGATCCGATGCTTCGTACTCGCGCTCAATCGCCGACACACCCGAGATCGTTGGGGTCGACACAATGAATATCTTGCGCCGGGAGAAGGTTCGCGTTCTGGCTTCGGCCAGCGAGATCGCATCGCCTTCGCCGTCAACATCCAGCGGGTAGCCGTCAACCTCATCCAAAAACAGGTAGCGAACCGGCATCGAACGCAAGCCCACTGCAGAATTGGCTCCGGTCATCACCAGCACGCCACCCCTGAATTCTTTGGCCAGGATGGTGTTGCCCGCGTCCCGACTGCGTGCCGGTGCGATCAGTTCGGCCAGCACCGGTGACTCTTCGATCAGCGGGTCAATGCGCTGCTTGGAATTGCGTTTGGCCATGTCCACCGTGGGCGACACTGCCATCATGGGGCCGGGTGCGTGGTGGATCACATAGCCGATCCAGTTGTTACCCATTTCCGTGGCCCCAAGCTGCGCCGCCTTCATGAACACCACCCGTTCCACCGGCGAGGCAGGAGACAAGCAGTCCATGATGTCTTTGAGGTAGGGCGTGCGGCTGGTGCGCCAGCGACCCGGTTCTGCCGACGCTTTAGAGGACAGCATGCGGTGCCGGTCTGACCACTCGGATACCGACAACAGCGGGTCGGGTGTCATGCCTTCGCGCCAGGCGCGGTCAATCTCAACGGCACCTTCGTAATGATCAGTCGTACTTGATTGCATTTCAGTCCACTCGTGGTCGCAGGTCGCCGAGCTCCTGCAGGTGATCCCGTACAGC